CTGTTGGATCAGTTGCCGAAATGTCGCCATTGATGGTCAGTGTGCCGCTGAACGTGGCATCACCCTCACCAGGGAACGTGTCACTCAAATCGGAGATAACAGCACTGAAGTACTTCAATTTTCCTCTGCCCTCCAACTTGAATGTCTGCTCAGCTCCCTGCAAATCCAACAGTTCCGCATAACTCGCATGAGTTGCTGCAACATCAACAGTCATCACCTCCGCATCAAATGATATGGTACGGTCGACGCCGTCAATAGTTCTTACTGTCTCCCCCTGCGTGCAATAGTTTACTTTCTCAATCAGCCTCAACACGCTCGACATGGAGGTGGAGGTCAAACACACGATAGGCTTATAAGCTGCCGTGTCATATACTGACAATAAACCAGTATGTCCTTTTACATTTACATCAGGCATTTTTTACAAAGTTTAAAATTAATATTTTTGAAAATGATATGTTTTCTGCCGTCACCTCCGACAGCGATCTTGCTATTGGTAACTCTACATCCTTAATTCCTGACAGCTTACTGCCTCCACGATCATCACGTATGAGGTCTAACACCTCATCACCGATATCCTCCGATAGCTTCTTATTGCCAACAGGCCCGAAGATGGTCACCACCCTGATAGTCAGGTTCACATTCGAGCGTGGTGAGCATAACGTCTGCACTGCGTTGGGTGTCTCCTGCTGATCCTGCAACACTATGTACACCTGCGCCCCTGCGATGGTCGGAAGTGCGATGCTCGGGTTGACGGCCTCATCGAACACAGGCACAACCACACCATTGTGTTTGTACCCGCTCAACGCTGTCATCACCTTGCCCCTAATCTCCGTTACTCTGTCCATCGACTAATTCTTTAAGATCACGTTTGAACTTTTCGGCTATAGCTAAAAAGTTGTTATAAAGATAAGGTTTTCCTTGCAATTTTCCTTGTCCGTTGATATAAAATTCATACGCAATGTCCTTTATCCATTGCGGATAATGTGCCAATATCTCCCGTGCACTCAACCCTGTTCCGAACTCAATATAGGCAGCAATGTGGTTGCCTTCCATCTCTCCCATCACACCCACTTCACCAGTCAACCCTTTGTCTGTGAATTTCTTATCTATGTTTACGAACTTCGGGGCATCCCTCATCGCCAGTATCTGAACATCCGTGATGGCATTCTCAACCAGCTGCACAACATCCCTGAACATCTTAGTCTTGTATGTTGATAAGTTTTTTGATGTGGTGTTGATAACTGGCATCGCATTACTTGTTTATCACGTGCATCGTGAAATGATAGTACCTCGTTCTCCTCACGTGGTCGACCTGCGGTGTCGATGTGATGGCATATTCCTTGCCTCTCCACCTGATCGTCTGCCCCGCTGTCACATCCTTGCGGGAGATCATCCGATAAGTGCCGGGAAGTGTTATCTGCGCCTGCTCTATATCCTTGCCCGCCTGCATCTGCTCGATATGCACACTGATGGTGTCCTCAACCGTTACGGTGGGGATATAACCCCCATAGCCATCACTCCCTGTTCCGTGTGACAGCACCTCAACCTTTTCCGTCAGCCTCTTCGTGTTTGCCATAACCTTATATCATCGGTGTGTCGTTGAATTGAAAATAGATGGTGTGGTCGATGGGTGCATTCAGGTCATCGTACTTCAACGCCACGTTCTTCACGATGGCATCCTCCAATGCGTTATTCTGCTCATATGTCACCACCTCCACATCATCGACAATCGTCACGATGGTATCATCGATGGATGTGCGCCCCGTTCGCCTCAACGCAATACGTACCTCTGCATTAATGAGATCATTAAGATAATCATCCTGCGAGCAATCGTCATCATCGATGCTTAACGCTCTCTTTGCCTTTTGTAACAGTCCAAATAGATTAACCATTCCATCCATAGTTACCTCCGTTTACTTTTTAGCCGTTTTCTTAGCTGTTTTCCCAGCTGTTTTCTTAGCTGATCTTCCAGCTGTTTTCTTTTTCTCGATCACCTTTGGCTTGTCCTCCTCCACATCATCCACCTCCGCTGTTTGCTTCCACTCCAACGCTGCGCCCATCCTTATAAGATATGTTGCTCGTTGGTAGGGTAGGTCCATCACTTCGCCCATCCTACCAACTTCAACATCTCTTGTTAACTTAATAACCATTATCCCGCTGGTGTTTCGAGTGCCAAAATTCGTGCGCTCAAAGCCTCCGCCAAATCTTGAATGGTTGCGGCTGCCGCCAATCCACTTGTTGCATCCTCAACAACTGCGTGATCATGATTCCCTGCTGCGGCCGTTGTTGCGGTTGTGCCTATTTCCGGTGGAAACGATGTTGGCCAATCGCTGATGTCCGCAACCTCTGCCACCTGCTTAACTCCCAGACTGCCAAGCTGTGCATACGTTTTCACTCCATCGCCCTTCTTGATTGCCCCTGTATCGGTTGCGATAAGGAGGCTATTGGATGGATATATGTGAGTATTAGCTGCCCAGTTTGCCGCGGTGTCGCTATACGCTCTTACATTATATAATCTCTTTGCCATAACCTTTAATTGTTATATTTTTTTTGATTTAAAATAGGGGTGATGGTGTTACCCACCACCCCATGAATCTGTAATCATATCACTACGGTGCAACAGCCGGTGTCGGCAATGTTACCTTGATGATAGAATTGTCATTGTAAGTGAAGAACCCGCTTCTCACTTCCGCACGGTAGGTCACCATGTTTTTTGTGAAGTTGTCCGAATGCTCCTGTGAGATGGCGGTCTGAATACCCATCCGTGAAATGAATCTCGAATGATCGGCTGCAATCACATAAGCAGTGCCGGGTGCAAGGCTCGGAACGGGAACAGCTTGCAGGTTGTTGATGTACAACTGGTTGTTCACAAACTGAACATTCAACGAAGGATAGTCATATTCGCCTGATCCGCTCGCCTTGTTGAAAGCCATGTAGTTCAGATAATCCCAGTTATTGATCAGGATGTGTGTCGGAGCCATATAGCTGTCACCCAACTGACCGAAGGCAGCCGCAAGGACTGTTTCCAGGCTGTTGGCTGGTGCTGTTGCCCCTACTGGTGTGGCATAATCAACATTGTTGAGTGCGATGTAATCCATGATCATCTTGTTCTCGGCTGCCAGAATACCCTTTGACCCATAGATGAGTGCATACGGAATCTCTGTTGCCATAAAATCAACGTCATCCAGCACCTCACGTTGGATGTGGGTGATACCGGCAATCCAGTCAACGGACACAACTTCCTTCTCCCAAGTCGGAGTTACTTCGGGCTTGTCAACATCAACGCCTTCAGTTCCTGTGCCTCTTGCCCAGATAGCGGCTGCGCCAGTAACGGCTCCCTGTTTCCAGATGGTAACGTTTGATCCCGATGTGCTGATATTCGGGAAGATGTTACGCAGGTAAACAGGCGCATAAGGATTGCGGTACAAAGGTTGCAATTGCGTGGTCAGGCTCGGATAATCATCCACATCAAACGATGCGGGAGTGATCGCCTTAACAGTCAAGTCCATTGTGCCACTTCTATAACCCTTCAATGCCTCGGCATTGTCCTTGATGGATGCCTCCAACGACTTCTTGATCATATCGATGCCAGCAACAGGAGATACCCGCTTTTCGCTGATCTGCGACTGCTTCTTGACATCCGCAGACAGCTTGTTCAGCTTGTCCTCAAACTCTGCCTTCAACGCTTCCACAGCCTCGGCGGTGGTGGTTGATTTCAGTTCCTTTTCCATCTCGGCGATCTTGTCGTTAAGACCCTTAACGGCCTTAGCAGTCTCACCCTTTGCCGCTTCCTCAGCGGTCTTCTTTACACTTTCCAGTGCTTCGGCCTTAGCCTTTTCCAAATCTTCCATTCTTGTGTTTTTTTAAATGTATAAATCGTAAATATTTTTAATGATCGCTGACGGCTCGACCGTAGAAGTGACTGCTGTCGGCTTCTCTTTGAGTGTCAAAAATTGTTCTAAACTTTTCAGTATGTCGTCGCTAAACTTGCTATCATAGGCTTTGGTAATCGTGTTCCAAAACTTTTCTTGTGTCAGCTCATCCTCTGCCTGTATGCTCTTGACCATATCCACCATCGATAACTGGTTGGCCGGTTGCATCGTCAGGATGCTGACCTCCTCCAACTTAAACTCGGTGATGATCCTCTTGTCGGCCTTGTCTCTCTTCATCACCCACCCACCGATGGAAAATCCTGTCTCGAATCCGTTCTCCAGCATGAACTTCGCTTCATGATAGGAATCCTTTCCCAGCTGCGTATCCATGATGATCTTCGTTTCCATGTACAACCCATATGGATCATCGGCATCCAACCTCGTTGGCACACCCACCAACTGATCGCTGCGGTGGTTCTTGTACACCTTCATCGATTTGTGGTTCTCGTTCACAGTCTTGATGAACGCCCCCAGCCGTGTGATGTCACCCTGATGGTCCTCGATGTTGTACACGTTGGCATACCCTGACAGCACGCCATCGCTCGCACCCTTAAAGATGTCCGCTTTCTTTACCCTATAATTTTCATTCTCTGCCCCAGTATGTACCATATCATCACCTCTTTAATCTCGTTTCAAAATAATTTTGACTGACGTAAATAACCGTGCATCCGCAGTTGACAACATTACCCGCTGATAGCCCTGATGCGTGCGGTGTTAACGCTTGCTCGCTATTGCCGTAGTTATCAACGATGGTGAACATCTCGTTTTCTGGAATCGCAATCCCATCCAACGCCAGATGGCCCGTGCGTGGGTCAGTCGCTCCCCTGTGCATCCACATCTTGTACAGCGTCGTGTTTGTCTCTGCCTTCCATGCTTCCGCACCCTGCCTCTGTGATTCAACGGCCATCTGTGCCACCTCAGTCCTTGCTATCGCCATCGCTCGCCTACGGTTGAACATCGTCAGTTGTTTGGCTATATCCTCAAACTGAACTGCAACATTGTTGCTTATCACCCTCTGTACGGCCTCCCTCGTTGTCTCGTCAATCCGTACTATCTTTTGCGCCATACGAGGGTGATAAGCAACAAT